AGGATGAGGAAAGTCGGCTTGGATCTTGAGTCTTTACCCGAAACACACAAGGATCGGGCTCGAATCGCATCGATAACTTCAAAAGAAGCTACGATCGACTGGAGCTCTGCATCTGATTGTGTGAGTCTCGAACTGTTACGTTGGTTATTACCTCCGTTATGGTTTGAATGTTGTGACCTTGTTCGTTCACCATTCATGTTAATTAACAATGAACTGGTTGAGCTGAACATGTTCTCAACGATGGGAAATGCGGTAACCTTTCCGCTAGAGACTCTCGTTTTCTGGGTGCTAGCACATGCGGTCCGTCTTCAAGAATTAGGAACCTTGAGTCACTTCCCGGATTGGGAAGATCGACACTCGTGTTCCGTTTTTGGTGATGACTGCATAGTGCCTTCCGATATTGCATCTCGGTTTATTGAGATAGCGACCTCGGTTGGCTTCATCATAAACGATGATAAATCGTTTTATGACGAAGATTCGCACTTTAGAGAGAGCTGCGGGGGTGATTACCTCCGTGGTTATGACGTTCGGCCTTTTCACTTAAAGGCCCCCACTAGCAACAGACTGAGTTCCTTAGAACCGTGGCTGTATATTATAGGAAACCGTCTCATGTCAAAGTACATAACGTGCTTTGGCAAACGGAACTATATATACAAAAACGGACTCTTTGGAGTCCTCAGCGAGTTGTTCATCAAATACGATCTTAAACTAAAGGTCGTACCCGATGACTATCCCGACGATGCTGGTCTCAAGATATCAAGCGATATCGAGAGATTCCGCTCTAACTACCCTTGGAAATTTTCAAAGGTGGCCGTGAGCGAGCATGGTACCTATACTTTCCTTTACTGCCGATTTAATTATCGACAGAAGGAAAGGCGGTTTGACGATATTCACTATGCAGACTGGCTCAAAAGAAGAGCCTTCCTGTGTAGGGATATCGATCAAGAGGCTGACGATGAACGACAGCAACTCCGAGACAGGTTGAAGCGTTATTGCTTCAAACACAACCTGCGGAGAACTGGCTTTCTTAATCATTCTCGAGAACCGTTGTTATGGTACAAAAAGAAGGATAGAGGTGGATATGTAGTAGCGAGGGGGAAATCGGCCCATTGGACCGTACCTCACCGGAAATAACCGGTAAAGTTCCCCTCAATAAAACACGCAAAGAACGAAAATCCAAATAAAGCTGGAGGCTCGTGCTTTTTCGACG